AAAAGATGTTATTGCAAAAAAAATAATGGGTGAAGAATATAGCAGTAGTTATTTTCCTCCTATTCGAGTTTATGATAAAAACGTCGTCGCTACTAAAGAGTATATATCTTCTTTACCTGATCTGCAAAATGGACCATCTAGCTTAATTCAAGGTGCGGCAGTTCCTATTCAGCAAGTAGGTATTCATAACTTTAAACTGCCTTTGACTTATAAAAAGAGAAATGGTAAGACTATTGAACTAGAAACGAGTGTTACTGGTAGTGTTAGTTTAGAAGCTCATAAGAAAGGCATTAATATGTCACGTATTATGAGAAGTTTTTACGATCATAAGGATGAGACATTTAGTATTGATAAGATTAAAGACGTTTTAGAGACTTATAAAAATAATCTCAAGTGTTTTGACTCAAGAATAATGCTTAAAATTTCTTACCCTATTAAACAAAAAAGCTTACGTAGTGGTCTAGAAGGTTATCAATACTATGATGTGGTATTTGAAGGTGACTTAACTAAAGAGGGTGAATTTAAGAAGTATATTCATTTTGATTTTGTTTATTCTTCTGCCTGTCCTTGTAGCTTTGAATTAAGTGAGCATGCTGAGAAGTATCGTAATAGAGCTACTGTACCTCATAGTCAGAGAAGCGTTGCTCGTGTAAGTGTAAAGTTTGAAGATATGCTTTGGATTGAAGATATTCAAGAATTATGTCTCGATGCTCTACAAACTGAGACACAAGTTATGGTTAAGCGAGAAGATGAGCAAGCATTTGCTGAAAAGAATGGTGCTTACTTAAAGTTCGTGGAAGACGCTGTGAGACTGTTATATGAAAAGCTTACTAACGAATCCCGTATCTTAGACTTTAAGATTGTAGCTTCTCATAATGAGAGTTTGCATAGTCATAATGCTGTATCAGTTATTGTAAAAGGTATTGAAGGAGGCTTTAAAGCTGGTGTTACTAGAGATGTTTTTGAATCTACTGGATTACGATAAGGAACTACCTCATAATAAGGTGTGAATATTTTTGTAACAGATCATGATCCAGCTTATTCTACAATTAATCTTTGCGATCAGCATGTAAGATCAAAGATGCAGATTGAAGGAGCTATTATGTTAGCTCATGCTTTTCCTCAAGAAGTATTAGATCATCCATCTACTCCTAGAACATCAACTGGAAAGCCTCGAAGAAGGGGTAAAGGTTATTTTAATCATCAATGTTCTATATGGGCGAGGGAAACAAAAGATAACTTTAAGTGGTTAGTTGATCATACGTTAGAAATGTTTACTGAACGTATGTATAGATGGCCGGACTCAAATGAGCATTTTACTAAGACGTTTATTGAGTGGTGTGGTAAAAATATCCATAATACTATAATGGATAATTATGGTTTAACTAATTACGCTTTAGCTATTGGTAAGGATTGTGAGTGCAGAAAGGTAAAAGGTTTTGATAACCTTTCAACAATTGACAAATATAGAGAGTATATTCGTTGTGATAAACCTTTTGCTACCTGGACGCAGCGTCGTATACCAGCTTGGTATTAAATATCAGCTTCAATATTTTTATGAGCTATATTTTCTGCACTTACGTCAATTAATGCATCGAGCTCATTTTCAATAAAATCCTTACCTACAAGAATTTTATATATATTTGAAGTTCTATCTCCTATAGAAAAAGGTACATTTTTAAATTCCTTATTTCCTATTTTAAAGTCAAATTCTACCACCGGTCTATCTTCAGTATTACCGGCACCTACGTTAATTGTAATATTATCTTTCTTATCTTTAGTTAATCTTTTATTGTTAACTGTCTTAAAAACTACTTTGTTACCTTGTTCTTGTATATCTTCACCGTGAAGTACATTAAATGCTCCATTACCAGAATCTAATTTAGCAGGAATTTTACCTACACCATCTACATCGAAGAATTCTATTAATCCTACGACACTTTTTTCTTCAAAGTAGTTCTTAAAATTTTTCATATTAATCATGTGGGCATTCTTCACCTTCTGGGCATCCGCATCCTTTTAAACTTTCATGTCCCATATTATACATACTATCTCCTCCCATTTCTTTAGTATGTTCGTAATCTAACCAATGGTATACTGAGGATAAATAATCAGCTGCTTTAGTAATTTTTGAAGCAGTCCATCCTTCTAAATCAGGAATACCATCTAACATAGCAGATATTTTTTCTGCATATTTATGAGCTTTTAATAGATCAGACTTAGCCATATGAATCTCAGAATTATCATGTTCGTGTTCATGTTCAACAGGAGGCTCTTCCTCAACAGCCTGTACAACCACCATACCTGGAGTCATCATTTCATTAAGTAAGTTATCGTCTCTTCTATATCTCATACTATTATTTATCTATTATTCCAGTCTTTCTGCAGAATATTAATAATTGCATCTTTATCTGTTTCGTTAAGATCTAAGGGCGTAAATCTTTCAACTGCCTCTTCAATGTTACCAACTTCAAGATATTCCTTCATATCTTTTGCTCTTACACCACCTCCTAATGCTTTTTCTTGAGCTATAAGTGTTACATGAGGGTATTTATCTTTATTTTCAAAACTTTTGTTACGAGCTGCATCACCCGGTCCGGACCCTATAATAATTTTTTTATCTGTATTTTCATCTGCAAAGTCATATGAACTCTTTACAGGACTTATAGGAGCAATATTTACCTCTACCGGCTTCCCAGCTTGAGTATATATTTCCCAAATAGCTTTAGATGCATCTGGAGTTATCCACTCTCTACCTGGTCTGTTTTGTTTTTTACCAATAAATATAACACCTTTATCTGCATCCTTTAAAAGTTTATTAAACATTTCTAAGTGACCTTTATGTGGTGGCTTAAATCCTCCAGCAAGTAAAGCTACTGTTTCGTTAGCATTCTCTTCTTGCTCAACTCTATCCATATACCGCTTAGCTTCCTTCTCTGCTTCCTTCATATGAAACTGAGATATTTCCTCAGACTCAAATCTGGAACTAGGCTGTTGTTCAAAATATTCTTTAAATGTTTTCATTATGCTTCTTCCATAGTATCGGGATACCAATCTGGTAAAGGTGCTTCTTGTATCCTATTAGCGTATTCTTTTTTAGCTTCTTCAAAATCTGTTGATACTTTACCATCAACCATATCTTTTACAAAGCCTAAAGTAGCAGCGTTAGCATAGAGATCACCGCACCTTGCTGTTACTTCTTTTTTAAGCCCATCATATATAATACTACCAGTAACATGACCTAAAGTATCTAACATATCTGCAGGTACATCAATATTCATTGTTGAATATACATAATCCCTATGTGCAGCAGGAAACTCATGAGGTATACTCTCGTCTTTAATATATACAGTATCAAATGGAGGCTCTATATTATTCCAAAGTAACATATTTTCAGTTACCTCATCCGGTTCACCAAATTTCTTTATGAGCTTTATTGCGTAATCTCTAGCATCATCAAACTCCCAGCCTTTGAGAGATTCAACTGCACTACCTTCTTCAAAATATTCTTTAAATGTTCTCATCGTTTAGTACTTGTTTGACCTCCGCTAAAGTTAGCGCGACTAAACTCTAATCTATCTACAAGCTTAACTGCATCACCAGCTTTAGATACACTTACATAGCCTTCAGGAGATGTTACTTTTAACGTACCGTCCTCTGCATCTAAGAAATGCTTAGTGTTATATACGGCATTATTATACTTGTTAATAAAGATCTGTTTAGCTTGAGAAAGCAGCTTACTTACCTTAAAAATATTTACTATATCATCTTTTTGCTGGTTGAATTCAGCCATTTTCTTCTTAAAACTCTCTTCAACTTTAAGTTTACCAGCTTTAGACTTTCTCTTTTCAATTTCTTTAGTCATTCTACCTTTAAACCAATCAACAAAGTTATTAAAAGACTCTTCTGGATTCTCTAAGAATTTACCTTTTTGAATCTCAGAGTTAGCATATATGTTTAATAAATCAAGAGGTAGATCATTATAATCTACTTTAATAGAGTCAGCAGTTTTAACAAAATCCTTAACTTGTTTTGCTTCATCTGTTGTTAGAGTAACTGTTCCAGTAGTATCAGTAAATATAGCATCATCAACCCATACTCCTGGCACTTTTTTAAGCCCTTTTACATTAATACCATATTGCGGGGGGCTATCTAAATCAGCATACCCTGTATGGAATACAATACCGAATACTGAATTTGCTATTTCACTGCCTAATTTTGAATCTTTCTCTACAGCATACTTAATTGTATTAGGTTTAAAAGTAAAATGCTCTACACCATCAATATTTTCTTTGTTAACAGATGATGAATCAAACATAAAATCACCTTGAAGAATACCTTTTATACCAAGCTTAGGAAGATACTTAAGAGCTTTCTTTAATTTATCAGCTAAACCTGGCGCATGCCCGTGATTCATCTCTATATCATTATCAGTATAGTTAATTTTTGGACCAGTTTTATTAAAAACTGATTTAGTACCTACGAAAAATTTACCAGTATCAGGATGTTTACCAACAAACATAGCTGGCGCACCATCCCATTTAACAGAAGTATTAACCTTTCTTTTACTCTTACCTTGTAAATGTGATAATAAGTCAGTTATAAATCCTCTTGCTGTCTTATAACCACCTTCGCCTTTAGTAAGTACCAGCTCTTCTAAATGAGTAAGGTGTGTATTAGCCTTAGCTTCATTAAGAAGTTCGTATTGTTCAAAATATAGTTTAAAGTTTTTCATACTAAGAAAAATTCTTTTGCAAAGGCTACTGAGGTATTACTACCCGGGTAGTAAATATACACCCCTTCACCGTCAAATTTAAATTTAATCATACCTTTTTCAACTGCATTAATTACTGAGCTCAACTGCCCAACATTAACATAATTAGACTTAAAAAAGGTACCTTTGTCCAATTCATCGGGTTTTGTTTTTCTACCCTGAAATCCTTTTTGATATACAGCTAATAAAATATTAAATCCATGCTGTTCATCTGATTCTCCATCTTTATTACCCTGGTTGCCATACTGAAAGAGCAATAATGCACCTAAGTAGTCTTTTCTTAGTTCAGGGCTATCGTAATCATAAACCTTTTTAAACGCTTCCGTACTAAATGCTTCTTTACATAACTTACTATTAAAATCTTGCGAAGGGTTTATTTGATCTAAATTAATTTCACCTTTAGCTATTCCATTAATTAATTTTCTATCATTAGCAAAACCAGCTCCTCTAGCACTAATAACCCTACCCATTCCGGTTTTTACTTCAATCTGTAAACCGCTTGGTAATTCTAAATCACCTACTTTACCCTTTCTTGCCTCTGTTAACACAGATAAAGCTAGTTCACCCGCACCTACACTCACTACTCCTTCTTCGAATTTTCTTACAAATAATTGATTATAAAATTTCTTTTTCTCTTCTTCTTTTTTCAAGAATGAAAGTTGCGGATAACACACCTTAAATAAATCGACCTCACCCATTAAACCTGATAAATTTTCTCCTAATACATTTAAACCATCCTTATTAGATACAAACTCTTTTAATTTACTATAATCGACGCTATAATCTAAAAATAAAAAATATAAAAATTTATTCTGGGTATTAAATCCCGCTTTTGTAGCTAGTGTATTAATTATTTCAATATCCTCGTTAGACATAAACGAACCCTTTACATTACCTTTAAAATAACCAGCTATTTTTTCTATCTCATCTTTATCTACTTCTACTTCTTCTACAGTATCATCATCAAATGTAAGAGTTAATTTAGCCTCTCCTAATACCTGTAGATGCTTACGTGGAGGTATATTACCCCCTACTTTCTCTTTATAGATTTTTTCTAGTGACCACTGCATGATTAAATTTCTTGAAGTTCAGATGCAAATGATTTATTTGAAGATTGTAATATATCTTGTATAGCGTCAGTAACTTTTTTAGGGTCACTTTGAACAAATTCATTAGATAACGAATTAATCATATTTTCTTCTTCAATACTAGGACTATATGAAAAAGCGAGAGCAGCTAACTTAGTAAGATAAATTTCTGCTTCTGCTGTCACCCTTTCAGGTGGTGATTCAACGTCGACTTCAGCATCTACTTCTTCCTGTTCATATAATTTACTGAACCTATCAAATAATTTAAGTGTTTTATTCATCTCTTTTAGCTAATTGTTGTTTTAATTCTTGAGTTTTATTAATAAATTTTCTAACTCTTTCTTGATCAACTTGGTTTCTATCCTCTACTGCCTTCTTAGCCTCATCCCCTTTAACATCGCTAATATCTTCAGCCTCTTGATCTTCTGCATCTTCTACATTATCAATACTTACTTTATACTTATTACCTTCATCATCCATAATATGTAAAAAATTAGACATTGGTCTATTTTTAACTTTAACACCTTTATCCAATAAAACTCTTAATAGAGTTAATTTAGCTTTAGTGTTTCTATCTACAGAATCATCAGGGGTATGATCTTCTACTAAGTCAAGAAACTTATCCATGAATATATTTATGTCATAAGAGACAGTTTTACATTCATATCGTTAAGTAATTCAGCTTCTAAGTGCTTTAATTCGTACTTTTTAAGAAACTTACGAAATTTAGCTAAAGATATGTTAAATTTATCAGTTATAACGTGGTAATCAGATTCTCTATCACTTACAAACTCATCAAACGTATACTTATCGTATATAATATTAGGAGTTAATGAGTTAAATATTCGTTTTACTAAAGATTCTTCTATAGTTTTTTCCGATTCAACCTTATAATAAAAATATTTTTTATACTTCGATGACTTGCAAGCACGTATAACCTCTTTTATTATAAAATGAATACCTAATTTGTTCTTATCAGTACGCGAAAGTTTTAAATTATTTTCAGTTATATGAAAAATATACTCATTGAATGACTTAGTTAAGTAATAATTTAAATTAATTATATCTACATTCCGAACAGGATCATAGAAATTACTGTTTTCTTTTACCAATTCGGAGGTTGATAATTCCGTTATAGTAGTCATCTCGAGTTAATACTTCCTCTTCAAATTGTAACTTAGCTTCATAATAACTCAACTCCCATTTTGAATCACACCATCTAAGTATTTCAAACTTAAAACTATCCATACCTAATGATTCAAGATCTTTATTAAGCTCATTTGATGAGGAAGTATAGGTTTTCCAATCTGTTTCTATTTTTTGATGGCGCTTATTCTTCTTACCCTTTAAAGGAGGACGCTTTCTAATAGATTGACATTGCTTCTTACCAATATACTTCTTATCATTAGTAAGATTAGTTATCTTATAAATGAAACCGTAAGGTAGGTCTGCGTTTTCTTCTAGAACCCCCTCCCAATGACCTAAATCTACCACTTTCTACAAGACCAATACCTAGCTTTAGTCTTTGGCCCGGGATTATCGCAATTATGTCTAGCTCTGAATGATTTACGAGCTTTTGGATTACTCTTACGAATTTTCATAGTCTTCTCACCTTTTCTTTTAGCAGAAGTACCTCCATGACCGAAGTTTACCTTCTTTACATTACCAGTTTTAGGATCCTTAACGTATACTTTAAACTTCTTAACGTCACCTCTAGTAGGCTTGTTGAGCTTTACTTTTCTTCCTCTATA